GTTCTCCAACTATCTTTTACCCTTCTGATTAGACGTTGCACGGTGACAAATACTGGTGACCGTTGTTGTTGCATGATGCTCAACGCAATGCCTACTGCCAAATGGGTTTTTCCTGTACCCACTTTGCCAACAAAGATTGCAGAACGTCCTGTTTTTATTACTCGGTCAAAGTTTTCTGCATACTCTTTTGCAAAAGCTAATGCCTTCTGTTGACCACTTGTCTTTGCTACATAGGTTTCTAAAGTCCGATCCTTAAATCGTTCTGGAATAGCTGCACTACCCACCTTGGCTATCCATCTACGTTGCTCACGCTCCTGTTCACGTTGTTTATCACGCTCTATTTGTTCCTTCGCTTCAGCATCCTTACGTTCCATCATGCATTTAGGACACTCTGTCCAATGCTCACCAATAAAGTTTGTTGAAGTATAGGCAACATCATGTTTAGAACAAGTGCGTTCTTCTGTTGGCCTGTCTTTGTTAATTAAATTTTCTAGCATTTCCCCCCTTCTTTTTCTGTAATAAGTAAATAAGATAATTGCGTGGCGGTAGATTCATTAAATGACCGCATTGCTTAACGTGTTCTTCAATTGTATATTCGCCAGATTTGTAATCTTTCATATCTTCTGTACCCCCTCACCGTAGTTAGTTGTAGCAAAAGATTTTTGTTCCTTAGAAATCCAATCACTTTTAAAACTTCGCCATCCTCTAACCTGACACATGATTAAAGCATCTTCCAAAGTAAGATTAGCTTTTGCTGCTTCAAGTGTTATACCTCCAAGTGCTGTTTCAGTTAATGGTGCTTTGACATTTTTTCTATGTTTTAAAAAATCATCCCACACTTTTTTCTTAACAGAACGAGGACGCTTTAGCGTCTTATTATTATATGTTTCTTGTTTATTGTTTATTGTTTCTTGTTTCTTGTTTGGTTGAACCGTTGTTGAACGTGCGTTGGATCGAGCAAGAGCAGATGCTTTGCCTGCTCTAATCGCTGACTGTACCTTGCTTTGATACTTTTCTATTTCTTCGTCAGCCCTTGGATTTGTCCATCCTTTATCAACTTCTAAAACAAAAAATTCTTCCAAAACTACTTTTACTTCTGGTACGTTATCCCTCATGTTAATCTTTCGTGCAACGATTGCCACATCCTCGTTCAACGTCCGTTCATGAAGATAGTA